CGTTTCTTCTGCTATCTCCTGTCCGGCTCTTTTAGCAGCTTCTCGACCAGCGCCAGTTACTGTGCCCTTAATCACATTGGTACCCTGTTTCGCCCCTTCACCCATCATCTTGGTCCACTGGCCGCCCGTCGCCTTGTCGGCTCCGGTTCTGCCGGCAGCTTTGGCCAACTCCCAGGCCTTCTTGGGATCCATTTTGACCAACGCTACCGTAGCGCCGATACCAATAAGGGTCTTCTTGGCGATGTCCCAGCCCATTTCAGCCATCCCTTTTGTTTTTTGAGCCGTCGTGAGACTGTTCGTATTCGTTTTAATGCCTTCAAGCTCCGCTTTGAGCGCCAGTTGCACTGCTTTGAAACCACCTTCTTGACCAAGCCACGACTCGGCAATACCCTGTGCCACTGCTTTGGCTTGTTGGTCTATTTCAATAAATTTCTGCTTGTCTACCGCCGCACCAGCTTCGGCGGCAATAGCTTGCATATTCAAGCCCCGCTTAAAAAGCTTGCCAGTAGTCTCTACGTCCTTCCCTAAAATCTCGGCGACCATTTGCCTTTGGCGGCGACCCATCCCTTCCCAGGTCAGCCCTTTGACGTGAAGCTCTTGTCTTAAAAGGTCGAGCCTCTCCTCGGAACTCATCCGCATCATCTCTACAGAATTTAATTGGAGTCCCAACTGAGCATTCAAGCGACCAGCAACATTAGCTGCTCCCTCAAAGGTATCAAACATTTCAGTAAAGTCAAACGCATCCTTGACCGTGAGACCTAAAAACCGGGCTCGCTTGGTAAGCTCACCAAAAACCTGAATACCTTGGGTTCCGAAACGAGCCAAATCCGGCCCCAGATCGTTAAGATCCTTAACAAGTGACCTGAGGGGTCTGCCGGTTTCTTGGCGCAATAACATAAGAGACTTCGATACCTTTTGTGAGGCGCTAGCGCCGAGGTCAAAAGAATACCACATCCTCTCCATTACTCGGGCGGTGTCTTCAGCCTCGACACCAAAATTCTGAAATTCCCCTGCGAGCATTGTGATGGAATCTCTTTGACGGGTAGATAGAGAATCAAAAGCGGAGAACTCATTACTCAAAGCTATCATGTTCTTTGTCAAATCTTCGTTAACAAGACCCAACCCTTCATAAGAGCCCTGAAGCCTCCTAAAAGCCTGAGTATACCGAGCAGTATACCCTGTGCCACGGCGCAATTCCACCTGCATTTTTTGCAGGGTTGACGCATACTTACGCACGGCGATCTCAGCGCCGACCCAAGTATTGTATTGAGCCATATTGGTATCATATGCCTGATCCATTATGCCCACCAACTGAGTCATTGAACCGACGACGGTAGCCGTTGCTTTTGAAATATTATCAGCAGCTTTTGAGCCTCTTTCCTGGGCTTCAGTATTCTTATCCAGGGCTTCGGTCTGTTCTTTAATCGCTCTGGTAATAGAGGTGTGACTGCCCTCAAGCTCTGTGAGTTCTTTCTGAGCCTGCTCCATAGCCTCAGTCTGGTCGCCCAAGCCCTGTGTCTGAAGGTCTCTCAAGTCCTTCAGTTGGCGCTCCAGGGCCATCATTTTCCTAACAGTTTTGGTCTCGCTCTCGTAAGCCTGGTTAAGAAGCTCTACAGCCTTTCGTTGCTCTTCAATGGATCGTGTATCGTTAGCCATCTACCGCATGCGCCTCAATTACGGATAGGCCAATTAATGCCGGCGTCTTTTTCAAATCTCTTAATGGCTATATTGAGCTTTGTTTTTTGCTTGTAGGTCATCGGGTCGTCTAAACCATATTTTTTAATGTAGTTCATATAACGCTTCTCGTTTACCAAAGCGTCAGTAAAGCGTTCTACTTGAATTTGGTTGCCACGCACCCGAACCGGAATACGACGACCCTTGAACATTTTAGCTAATAAATACTCAATCCACGCTGCGAACACATGAAGAATATTCTCGTTAAGTTGACCCTCTTTGATTGTATCTAGGTCCAACACATCGTTTTCAAAATCAATTTTCATTAGACGTACCTCGTAATCACCTGTCTAATAAATAGTCGTTCGCCAGGTTTATCACGGTTTATAAGATCGCCCTCGGCTAGAAGACCGACCAGAAGAGGTATCGTATTTTTGTGCTTCGTCTTTCTTCTGCTGTACCAGTCTCTCTAAAAACCACACTCGGATATTTACCGGCAGATTATAAGACTCAAAAAAACTCCAGCCTCCATAATATTTCAATTGGAAAAGCTGTTCATAGACATTTTCTATATATTCACTATTGAGGCCAAAAAAAGTCCACGCCAAGCGGGACCTCCATGTCTGCCGAATAGCCACACTCTCCGCATTCAAAATTCTGCGTGAGGTCAATATTGGGAACCACCGCTGCATATATTTTTCGCAACACACGGGCATCTCTTGCCGGCATAGCTTGGATAAAAGACTCTATAGTCAGCCTATCGCTTTGACCGTTGACCGATACAATATAACTACGGAAAGCATCTGTAGCTACAGCGGATTCAATCTTTCGCCTCTGCTTTCTTTCAGCTTCCTTCAGAAGAAGCTCTTCGTCTGCCGAAGTTAAGAAGCGGCACTCTACAGTTGCCCTCGTCATAGGAAGAGGGATCCGAAGAAAACCCTGGGGAGTTAATTCTACTGAATACTCCTCGGCGAGTTGGGCATAATCATTGCAGGCAGGCTCCGAAATATCAAAGGAGTGATCTTGGGTAGTATTACAGACGGGACAAGTTACCTTGGTGTCGTACTCAGGTCCATAACCAGTCCTCCGAGCAGCCACCAGCAAAGCATTCTTATCTCCTACCAACAAGGTAGAGATATCAATCGTCTTCTCTACCAGTAAGTTATACAACATACGATCTAGAGCGACACCCTCTTTCAAAAGAGAGCGAGAAGTGAGGATATCCTCTTCTTTCGCTGTCATATACCGTATCTCTACCGTAGTCTGATTATGCAAAGGGTGGTCCGTGGGATAAAGTTTTCCCTGAGAGGGAAGCTCAACAAATTCAGTGGGGACCGACCAACTGAAAGACGGAGAATCGCCCGTACCTGTTGTTGTAACAGGAGCAGGCGTCTCGCTTGTGTGTGCTATATTTCCGTCAAGCCCTAAACGATCGTCATTGCGACTCATATGTAACCTTTCTTTTTTATACTATAACCTATTTTTGATTGCCCGTTAAATCAGCCGCCAGCAGCCGATTTATTGGTTCTATTGCCGCCATGGCGGGTTAGATTAGCCCAATCAAAAGTAATCTCAACTGTAATCTCTGCCATCTCGTCACTTTCGTAACTCAAATCACCGCCAAAATCCACAGATGTAATCATCGGGTTTTTAAGTTCCCACTCTTCTACTGGTTTGCCATCTGCATCTAGCTGTTTAATGAAGATGGACCCAATAGCATCTTTGAATCCTTTCTTGCTTAAACTAGCTTTAGAAATGCCAGCCGTAGTCGGGTATTTATAGCCCGCCACGCCCAGGACATCAAGGAAAGCATACGACAAATCCGGATCTACCGGGTCAACCAAAGTTACCGAAATAGGTTCCCATTTCACACGACCGGGATAATTGAACTCATGGTCAATATAAGTGTGTTGAATAGTAGTAACAGTTGCTTTTGGCTTTGCTGCCGTCTTTACAGTCCACACCGGAATCTGACCTTGTTGGTCTCCGTTGCGTGAACTAAAAGATAGCTCAAACCTAAACTGACGTTTTGGTTCTGTTTTTACGTCACTCCAAAATAATGCCATTTTTATTTAGCTCCTTGATAATAAGTAGTTCTTTGTGAATTAATCCTCAAAGGATGCTCCACTATTTGTAACTACGAAGTCAATTGCGAAGAACTCAACTGCTCGTGTGGGTTTCACAAGTAACTTAGCGTAAATAATATTGCGGTCAACCAGATCAGGCGTTGTAGTGGATTCATCAAGAATCAGGCGGAAATCCTCAATACCAAACTCAGCTTTAACGCTGTCCAGTAGCGGAGTTGCCTGACCCTTGAAACGATCCCAAGTTGCCGTACTGTTCGGTCCAAACAATAACCTTGAAGCGATGAAAGAAATCTCCCTCTTCAAGTATATCATCAAGCGACGCACGTTGATGCGGTCAAGTGCTGATGCTGTCTGTTGCAGTGTCTTTTGACCGAAAACCACAATCCCTTCCGCAGGAAACTTAGCGATGGGATTAATGTTAGATTCGTAAAGAAGATCTCTATCATCAGAAGTCAGTCGCTGAGACACATCCAATACCGGAATCCCGGCTGCGCCTTCGCTGAGACCACCTCGTGTGAAGCCTGCGGGGGCAAACCAGGGAGCCTGGAGGTTGTCCGTGTTGGACAAGACACCCAGAGCCGCCACACTCGGTGGTGCCCACAGAGTTTGGTTAGTGTTGTTGTCGTAAATTCTCACCCATGGGTAATAGGTGGCACCGTAACTGTTATTGATACCCCTGCCAAGGAGAGCCGTTGCAGCCGCCGATGGCGTATTGGCTGCGTTAGCCGTAGCAGGACTATCAGTAGTCTCAGCAGAAGGTGTATAAGCTTTTGCAATATCTATAACTGCCAGGCAGTCGCCACGATCTTCGGCAGTATCCAAGAGGTAATTTGTTACCTCTGGAGCCCACACCCCTGGTATTGCAGCAGCATTCATTTGTATGACCTCAGGGTCTGAGACAATGTTCACTGCTTTACGGAGGGAAAACAGTGCATAAGAATTAGATGATGTCTTGCCTTCCAGCGCATGAGTGTTGTTGAAAGGTTCTCTTTCAACTTTATTATATCCATCTGTACCGCCAGCCAGCACCGTAGTAAAACGGTCCAAGCCTGCATCCAGAGTCCCCGTATAAGAATACAAGGCACTAACACTTTCGCTGCGGCTGCGATTACCGTATAGATAGACAGCCGAACCAGAAAGAGCACCAGCATTAATAGAGCCACTAACATCATCCAAGGTGAATGCCCAGGACAGAACCAACGGACTTGAAGCACTATTGGCAGTTTCATACTGGGAAATGTCTAAATCAGAGTTATATACACTGGCTCCGTCGCCATCTACTTCAAAGTTACGGGGTCGTAGGTAATCCACGGTTTCGTAGCTAAAGTTGGTGTCGTTGAATCCCCGACCTGTCCAAGCACCCCAGTAAGTGCTCTTGAGAGAACGAGGAGCACCCTGCGAAGAGGACAGACGAGTCGGAACGGATGGGAAGTCAATTGAGCCGCTGAAAGCTCCGCCCACACCACCGGGTGAACTGGTGTCAATAAGAACATTGACGTCGGCGTTGGTATGACCATCTAACCCGAACAGGGTAGAGCCGCCGCCCGCAATCTGTGTCCTTGCACCGGATCCGAGGCTAGCGGTGGGGTTGAAGAGTGTGTCCCCGTAATTACCAAATACAGTGGAACCACTTGTAAAGCTGACACCACGATATTTTGGAGGACCGAAGACACCGAAAGGAAGCAAGCGAGTTTCTGCGATACCCGACGAAACATCATCGTTCATTACTACACGAACATAGTTAGATTGATTGTCAAATTCTCCATACTCCACATTGCGATCCGCTGTTTGGTCATAAGCTTGATACTTATCCCCAATTTGTGCTGCAATATAGTTAGGAGAAGCAGGATTTAGATTAAGATTGTCAAAACGCTCGATAATCACCGGAGCATTATCGGAATCAGTCAAATCTCGGACCAACAACGAGAAGCTACCATAAGGCTGATAGTCGCCTTGTCCAGCTTTAATGTTGGATATAGAAATCTTCACCTCTCGGTTAAAGTTTTCCCCGGCAGTGAGCGCCTCCATCCGGAAAAGCTTCTGCATGTTATCTACAGCATAAGCTGCGGGATTGTTGCCCAAATCTTGCGAAAAGAACCAACCAGTAGAAGCCTTGCGGGCTGCGCCTCGGAAGTTAGCCTGGTCTGTGGTGAATGTAGAGTTACCAGTTTTCTGGACCATGGGTAATATTACACCCATATACCCAGTGGCTGCACCAACAGTTTGTCCCAACAGTCCAATAGTGCTGGATCCCGATACCCCTAAACGGTTCTCAAAACTTTCGCCCAAGAAGTAGTTACCTCCCTGGTAATACGTCCGGGTTCCCGTGGTGGTAATACTGCTATTAGTAATAGTAGGGTCAGTGTTCAGGACTCGCCTAATAAAGTTAGGCTTACTGGAATTCAAACTGACTATTTCTGTGTGGCTATATCCCGATCCAGTAAATACCAGCTTGATATTGTCCAGATCAGCACCTAAGCCAAAAAGCTGGCTCCCGGCGGCAGCCGGAGATATAGAGGCAGTGTTAACGGCTGTCCCTGATAACAATACTCGGCTGTCTTTGCAATAAAATTGAGCAGCTACAGTACCACTTACACCAGCTACAGTGCTACCGCTTGGGAAAACGACTAGCGCATATGCACCACCCTGGTTAACCGGCGTGCCAGTGGTAGCATCCAGTTCCCATCCTGCTTTGCCCTCAGTGCCGACGCCCTGCTCTTCGTCGCCCAATACCCGCATATAAGTAATAGGGGAACTATTAGCGAGCCATGCTTTAGCGGCATATGGTCCGTAAGTAGGAGCATTAAGGTCTCCGTCACGCCACACATCGCCGCCCTCATTACCAGCAACGGGGTTGCCGAATGTCTGCACAAAAGAAGAATAAGAACTAATACTAACAGGCTTGTTAGCTGGTCCCTTTCTTGCTCTACCAATAATCAGCGGACCTACAGATGAAGGTGTAGCTGGAAGCTGGGAATTGTCGATCTCATCAACAAAAACACCAGGTGATATAAACTTAAACTTTCTGGAAGAGTTATCAGCCATCGAAATGTTTTCTCCTCGGTTAACACGAATAAAAGGTGTCGGTGAATACACTAAACACCACTATTAAATAGTAAGGTCTAGTTCCAAACTCCCTACTAGATTATGCTCTGTATTTATCTTTTCTATCTCCCTGGAATTCCGGCTCATCACCGAGAACTGCTCGCTCACGCCCGATCGTCACCTCTACGGCAGACTCACGCACAATAATACCGGGGGTTTCTTGGTTTTTGTCTGCACCCAAAAGATATCCCAGAACCTTGAGGTTGGCGGTAGTCTTAAAAAGTCGCTCATCCGTGCCTACCCCCGCATTGTTGCTCTCATTGCTAAAAGTGGGGTCCAGAAAAGCCTCATAGGTGTGGGTTTCATGTCCAATATTAAACACTGCTGGCGCTGAGAGCCTGGAGAGGAAAGGAGCCAAGATTTGGTTCATTTGCTGTTGGTAATCGGCAATCATTTTTATATCATACATCACCTCTACATATACCGGCATCGGAGCATATAGCGTTTCATAAACAACCCGCTTATTATCAAACGGAAAGGTCTGGTATGTAGTATTGGTTTTGTCCCCAAATCTATTAATAGCCGCAGCATTAGCGAATTTTTGAGTTTTCTCCTGCATTACTCGGCGGGCTACTGGAATAGATCCGCCTTTTTTATAAAAGCCGTAATAGGGAGGAATGTCCACGCCATAACGACCTTTGTCGGCAGGGTTTTTAGTCAAGCTGGTGCGGACAATAGAAATGAGAGGGTAATCCAAGGTGCGACCGTCGGTTCGTATGTTCCCTTCCACTGGCTCATTTTTTATCTGATATGCTCTTTCCGGAGTGGCGAAGATAATGGGCACCTTCTTGAACCCGTCATTTGTTTCGCACGACACGTTTAGATCGTCGTTTAGAAAGTTATAAACGGCTTGATCAATATCTTCCATAGTAGATGGTTGAAGACCGTATTGTGCTTTAAGTTGCTCGTCTAAGTCTGTTCTTTTGGGCATTTGTTAGTTTTTTCCTCTTACATGTTCTTGCCGGGATTAAATAAGCCTTTGCGAGCCTGGCGGCATACCGCCGAAACCTCCAAAGAGGCACCGTCGGCAAACTCGCTGTCCTGCCCAAACAAATAGCGGGGCTCAAAAATATCCACGATCTCAAAATACATACCGTCATATTGCACAAAATCTCCCAACCTAGCAAATAAGTTTTGATCCTTCGTCAGGCGGCGCTTATGCATGTGAACTGTGATATTATAAACATTGTCAAAACCATATTCTTCTTGGACACGAGTTGAACCATTGAATTCTATTAAACAATATACCCGAACAGGGGGAAGATAAGTTTTATTTATTGCTTCCCCATATAACGTATTATAGTTGGTTCTGTCCCGATCTATGGGGAAATACAAAACCTGCTGACCTATGACGTGCTCAATGATCTCATCATTGATCTGCTTTACAAAATCTCGCTCTGCTTTACCGACAAATAAAGGGGGCGGTGGTGACGCAGGTTGAGTCCACTTGTTGTTGAGGGGGTTGTTTGCCATGTGTTACCCTACATATATTCCGTTAGGTATCTTAGCTACCACATCGGTAAGATTAGTTTGCATTTGGGCGTCGCCCTCCACCAGGGCACCGTATGCCATCTCATCGAGAACTGTTTTAAGTTCGTCCCGTAAAGCGGTTTGTTCCTCTTTTGCCTCCGCAATAAGCGCCGAGCCGTTCAGTGTTACCTCGTTCCCCGGAATAGGGATTGTGGCAAGCTTTGAGCGAACCTGGCCGAGGGTTTCTTTTGCTAGAGACAGGGCGAAGCGGCGGATCCACTGCTTGCCAATGCTATTGATATGCTTATAGGGAACATTGGGGAAGGGGAGGGTATTCATGTTGTTGACCCCATCTGCCCCGTACTTGCGGTCGCTCTGCTCTGTGAAGGCGTCTTCAGAAGTCCTAAATTCTACCCAATATTTGTCAACGCTACCATCAGGCGTGGGAAAAATACGAAGTTTGTTATTGTTTATTTTAAAGGAAGCATGGGATGCACGAACGTGCATATCTTCTTTGAAAGTATACGCCTGTAAAACATTTTGCCACGCTGGAACAAGTTGGAACTGGCTGTCATCAGCATACATTCCATATGTAGATAAATTTCCGGTCGTGCCGATCGCATTCCCCCCAAAAAAGTTCCACATAACTCGGGGCGTGCGATAATAAACTTTTTGAATAGTGATAGCATTTTTACCCACTGTGCCGCTGAAAGGAGAATCAGCGTCTAAGGAGGCACTATAAATAAGTGCCTGTAAGTCATAGTCTTGCTGATCTCTAACCACGTCAATAGAAGCGGAATAAATAGTCTGCGAGGCTCCAACATCAGCGTGAACACTCACACCCCTCCCCAAGTGAGAGGCATACCCAAGTTGGAATCTAGGAAATTTAAGGTTGGGCTTTGTGTCTGTTCCGTCGCCCGCATCATACGCTGTCATCTCACCGTCGTTGTCAAAGGATCCGGTGGTGTTGCCCAACATATCAGATAAGACATTCTTAGCCTGATGAGTATTAATAAGGTAGGAATATTCTAGACACGATTCTTCGTAAGCATTGTACACAATAGCGGGGGTGATTTCTAGATCTAATACACGACCACCAAGTTTGTTATATGTGTAAGCCACTTGGTCCACAGCGCCGCTGACAAAATGAGCCGAAGTGTAAATTCCGTAAGATAGTGCGGTAGTGACGTCACTATGAGTACCTGTAGCTGGGAGAACAACAGCACTTACTGTGCTTAGGGGTTGAAGGCTTGTGGGCATTATATATCCTCGCTTATTGTATAAATAGTTTTGGTGTTCCCTATTTTATCACCCAAATAAGAAAACCCCGCCACTAGGACGAGGTTTCCTTAGCTGGTATTCAATCTAAAGAGCTTAGATAGCTACGTTACGTTAGACACCATATCAGCAACAACCACCAGACCGTACATGTCAGGACGTACCATCTTCTTGGCATAGCGAGTCATCACGCCCTTGCGGGGCACGAAGTCTTCGGTACCAAAAATGGTAGGCGTGACCTGCAACGGAACATAAGG